CGTTCACCGCACGCCGGGTTTCTCCCAACGCATCCCGGTCGGCCCGCCAGTTTTCTCCCCCGAGTGGTGGCGGGCCGTTAGGCTGCCGGCTTGTCGCCGAGGCCGAGGATTGCCTTGAGCCGGTTGATCCTCTGCTCGGCGAGCTTGAACACGCCTTCGCCGAGAATGCCGACGCCGCCCCCGTAGAGCAGCGCGCTGAGCGGTTCGGGGTGCAGGCTGATCATCAGCCCGGCTGCGACTGCCAGCGTCATGCACGAAACTGGCGCATCGAGGAGCCAACGGTGTTCACGACGAGCCATCTCGCCGGCACCAATCCAGAACCGTGCAGATCCACAGCCAAAAAGAGCAGCGATCATTCCCGCCGCCTCGAAGGGGTAGCCTAAGAACGACCAGATGATTGGGGTGGTGGTCGTCACGGTAGCCCCTGTTTTCGCAACGGCCGCAGCTGCAACCGGAAGTACCGCCCCCGCGGTTGCTATGAACCGCCACATCATCGCGTCGACACCACGCCAATCGCCGCGACGAACGTCAGCAGACCGAGGCGAAGCATGCGCTTTACCATCGGCCACGCGAGCCACATATCGACCGGGAACGGCTCTTTGCGCTGCTGCGCGATCATGCCGGGCTCCGACAGGATGTACGTCATCAGCCCGGTGATACCGCAGGCGACCGCGATGGGATCCACAAGACGCTTGGCGGTGAGATAGATGCCTGTCGCGACTGGATCGTGCGGGTTCCATCCCCACAGGTTGACCGCTTCGGCACCGCATCGAAGCGTAATGCCGGTGGCGAACAGGATGCCGAGCAGCCGGTATATGCTGGCAGGCGACCGCCAGACGTCCTGCCGGCGATGCTTAATCCAGTCCCCGACCAGTTTCACGATCACCATGATCCCGATCAGTGTAGCGATCGTCATGACGGCAAGGTTGATGACGACCAGCCAGCCCATCCCGTTGAAACTGGGCGGGGCAAGCGTCTGCGGTCCTTCCGCGACCGCTTGGGCCGCGAAGCTGCTGTTGCTCATGATGTGGTCCTTTACGTTTCGGGCGAACCCGGGACGTCGCTACGCGGCGACTGGCGTTGCGAGCCCGCTCAGGCCGCGCAAGATCGCATCGATATGATGCAGTACGGCGGGGTCGTTGCGGATCTCTGTCGGCAGCGCGCCCAGGCGATCGGCAAGACCATCGTATCCACCGTCGAACGCGCCCTGCGCTTGTTTCTTGCAGTCGATTTCAGCCGCCAGCTGCGCAGCCTTATGGCGAATGAGAGTTTCTTCGGCGTTGCGGACGTCTTCCGCGGTGGGGGCAGTGTCAGCCATTCGTCGCTCCTGTATTGGCGGGTGCATCGCCGACGACGATCGCCGGCACTTGTTCGGGGGTGGCAGCGGTGATCTGCGTGGCCAGTCGGTCCGCATTCGCGATTGCCGCCGCTCGCTGCCGCGCGACGTCTGCGAGCATTCCGGCACGGGTTTCCTCGGCAGCGCTGGGCTCGACGATCTCGCCACCCTTTAGCGGGCCATCGTCGGAGGCCAGCCAGAGGGTCGCGGCCCGAGTTGGATCGCCGTTAGCTTCCGCGTTCAGCAACGCGGCAAACGGCACGATCACTTCCTGCGACAGTAGCCGCAGCATTCGCTGCGCGTCATCGTAGCTCGTGACCATGACGCGCACGGTAGCGCCCTCGATCTTCATCTCTGTGATGGCGTGCACGCTCGCGATTGCGACGCCGGCAATCTTGAGCAGCCGGATGCGGATCATGAGTTTCTCCGGAGATAGCTGTTGTTGTTGCCGGTGGTGACCAGTTGGGGCGCGTCGGTCAGCTGGACATGAGCCGCGAATGACAGCGTTCGCCTCTCGTTATAGTTGGTGAACGTCGCAGTGAATGCCCCGCTGCCCAAAGCACTCGGACCGATGATCCAGTTATAAGCATCAGAGATCTGGCCTGAGTAGCCTTGGCCGGGCAGCCCCACGAGGATGAACATCTGAACGATGCTGTCGTCGGGCACCTGGTTCTGCACCTCGATCGAGAAGGTGAGCGAAACCGTCTGCCCTTGGTCCATCGTGATATCGGTGTTGGGGCTGATCCAGCCGTGCGGGATCGCTGTGTTGTTGAAGTAGATCGTCGGCAGCGTTGGGGTCGGCGTAGGAGTTGGTGTCGGTGTCGGTGTGGGCGTCGAGGTTTGGCTACGGCCTGCCAACGCTGCACTATAGACCTCCATCGCACTGAGGACGGCGATCCACGAATCCCGCAATGCCGGACCGTTTACGATGGTGTCGAAGTTCCCGTTATCCCACGCCGGTCTCAGGCTGCCGAGAAGCTGCGCATGCGAATTCAGCTTTGCGGATGCATTGCTGGCTGCGGACGCAACACTCTGCGGGTAACCGTTGATCTGGTATTGCTGATTGAGCGCGTTGAAGCCGGCATTAGTCACCTGCCAAATCTCAACATATCGGTACTTCTCGCCCATCGCGAGAATACCATCGCTGTCCATCGCGTTCGTCCGATCGAGCGCGGAGGTGGCACGCGTATCAGTGTAAGCGCGCAATGCCTCAGCGAGGCCGTCCAGGTGCTGACCGTATACGACGAACACTTCCAGCGCAGCCGCACGATTGACCGTCGTCGGCCCGCTCGTGTCGTTCCAGGCAGGCGACCGCCCAGACCTGAAGCTATACCAGTTCGACCGCGCGTTTGACGCCAGATTCAACGCGCCGGCCACCACGTTAGAGGTTCCGGTCAGCAGCGATGCCTTATCGCTCAACAGGCCGTAGGTGGCCTCCATGCGCTGATCTTGAGGGATCAGGACGGTGCGCTTCTCGACCGGCGACCAGACGCCGTCGAAGGTGATGTCGGTATAGCTGTTCACCGCCGCGCGCACGTCCAGCCCGACAGCGCCAAGCATTGCGGCATCGAAGGCGTTCACCTCCGCGACCGCAGCTTTCCAGACCGCGAGCCAGCTGGAAGCGCTGATGACCGTGCCATTCACGTTGTCCGTCAGCGGAGGCTGGAGCGAGTTCAGGTACGGGATCAGGCCGTTGTAAAGCGCGTTGCCCGCGGCCGTGCGTTCGTTGATCGAGTCGGCGGGCTGGCCGAGTGCGTCGTGCTTGGACACTAGGCGAACCATCCGCTCGAGCAGCTCGTCACGGTCGAGGATCGTGCGAAGCTTTTCGTTTGGCATCAGCCAACCATCGGATGCGGCCTTCTCGGCATTCACGAGCGCCAGATCCACACGCGCGTTGATCTTGCCGTCGATCGCAGACTCAAGATTGACGCGCGCAACGTAATACTCGCGGAAATACGCGCGCATCGTTTCCCCGCCGCCCGGCAAGGGCAGGGTCGTATCTTGGTTGAAATCGAACCAGCTGGGCGTGAGTCCGCCGAGATACTGGCCGAGTTCGTACTGCTTCGCCTGCACGATTGATGGATCAACACCACGATCCTGCGCACGCTTCACCAGCGCCGGCACCTCCGCGACGATGTCATCGTACATCTGTTTGACGCGGGGCTTGTCGCTGCGATCGAGGACGTTGTCGGAAACGAGCAAGGTCAACTGGGACAGCGCGCTTGCCGCCCAGGTCGCGGCATTGTTGGCCGCGGTGATGACCTGATCTTTGCCCTCTCCGTAGATGTTGTCCCACAGCGCAGTCAGCCCGGCTGCCACGCGAAGCGCATCCGCTAGTCGCGTTAGAGCGGTCGCGTAATTATTGAGCGTGTTCGTGAACGTCGAACGAATGACGTCCGATGCCACTGTCGTATCATCCCACCGAGGATCGATCGAAGATCGGTAGCTGACCCACGCAGCGCGCGCGCTGGAAGTGGACGATCGCGCCTGCACGACCGCAGGCTGTGTGACGGCCGCGGCTTGACCATCGAGCAACTGCCAAGCCGCCTCCAGACGCGCGTTGTCCGGAATAAGCTTGCGGATCTTCTCGTCGATCGTCAGCCGTCCGTCGTCTGCGATCCCTTGCAGGTCGATAATGACGCCGCTGACCGATGATACCGCATCGACGACCTGCTGCTGCAATTCGTCGAAATCGTCGCGGACACCTTTCGCGAGATCCGCACCATAGGCAGCCACTGCCGCTGCGAAGATCTCCATATTTTCGCGAACAGCAATCCACCGCGTATTGAGCATGGCCCCGTCAACCGGCGTATCGCTGTCGATATCGTTCCACGCCGGCTCCAAGACGGCGAACGCTGCGACCAGTTGCTGATAGGCGGCGCTGGCCGCATTCCGGTCCGCTTCGAGCGCCGCGGGCATGCCGAGCGCCGCGTAACGCGCATCGAGCGCCTGAAACTGGGCATCCAGTTCAGAACGCTGAAGCACCATTTCGCGCTTCTCACGTCCGTGCGTGATGACATTGTCGCTAAAGATTGCCGTTACCGCAGCCTCGATATCCGCAAGGGCGAGGATCAGCGGGTTGTTTCGGCTATCATAGCCGATCGGATCGGCCGCGATGACGGGAAGCTTGTCGTCGGCGTCCCACGCGTAGAACTGCGGACTCTCAAACGACAGCACCATGTTGCATGTGCTGCCCTGTCCCTGTTCTTGCTGCTTAACGCGGAAGAGAACACGAGAAAATCCGAGCGGCGCAAAGGTAAATGGCACGATGTCGCCGACCGCGTACTTCCACGCCCGAATGTCGAACGTCGAACTGAATTCGCGCAGATACTGTTTGCGTTGAAGAACTTGCTTGGCGATGCGCTGGGCATGGCTCGCGCTTTCGACGAAGCCGAGATCGAGCGGGAAAATACGATCCTGACCGTCCGGGCTCGGCAATGTCACTTCCGGGTAGTCGACCAGCTGGTACAGCGATGCCGTCGATGCATCGACATATTTGCCGCGTGCAATGTTCGGCGTGGATTCGAGCGACGGGTCAGGATCCCATGTAAACGCGCCGATCACGTCGTCATCGTTCAACCCGTCATCGGTCGCGGCCGACGCCAGATCGTTGTGCATGATCACCAGCGACAGCTTGCCGCTGGTATCCCGGAAGCGACCGCAACACGCCGCGCACAGGGCGTCGAGCGTCGTCTTGGGATCATCACCTTCGGAAACGACGCCGGCACCGTGATAGCGCGGCTCGTTGCCACCGGCCGCCCGGTTGACCAGTTCATCCGCAAGGTTTGCGGCGACCTGGAACGATTGCAGGGCGACCCGGCGAGCCGGCACACCGGAGCCGACAGCGAGCTTCATAGCGCCCGTCGAGGGATTGCGGATCTTCCAGCCCAGAACACGAAACAGGATCTGGAGCGGCAGGTTCTCGCCGATCGTGACGCCGTCGTCGGCGGTGTAGCGCCACGTCGACTGGTCGTTCCACCGCATCGGGCCGGAGCCACCCGGAACGGTGCTGTCGCGGCGGGGATCGTAGAGCTTGGCACCGCGGCCGATGATCGTGATGCGCGACGGGATGCCGCTGGCAAACGGGCTTTCGGTTTTTTTCGAGTTGCCCGTCACCTTGAACCGCATGCGCAGGTACGCGCAGCCGGTCAGACGAGCGCTGGCGGCATTCCATTGGCCCGAGGCGAACGTGAAGGCGTTTGCCGGGCTTCCTTCGAGCACGATGTTCGGCACGGAGAAATAGCCGGCATATTTGCCCGATGGGCCGGTCGTCATCGACCAAGCCATCTCCGAGTTCAGCCAGATCTCTTCGACGCCGTCGGCCGCATGGCTGGCAAGCACCACGATCCAGTCGCAGAATTCCTGATCCTTGCCCGACCACTCTTCATAGCGGACGTCGACGGGCGCGGCGGTTTGCCCGAGCCATGACTTGCGGAACGCGCGCGGATCGATGTTCGCGCTCAGGCGATCGGTCTGCGACGAGGGGACCTTCGGCCCCTTCTGAAGCAAGCTTGCAGCGACGCTGAGACCCCCGGCGACGAGGAACAGCGTACTCGTGGAGAGGCCGGCGACAGTCAGCGTGCCGGCGAGCCCGCCAAGCGCGACAGCGCCCACGCCCGTTGCGATCAGGGCGACGGCCCCGACGGCGAGCGCCGCATATTTAAGAGCTTTCATGAACTAGACCCCGAACTTTACGTGCCAGGCGAGCGGCGCCGTCCAACCGGCGCGATCGAAGCGGATAAGGCCTTCGCGGTCGCCTTCGAGACCGACCGCGATCAGAAACCCGCCCATGCAGATCCCGAGCAAACCGCCCGACATCAACACGTCGCCGCGGTGCGCCAGTGCGGCCGAGACGCGCTCAAACTTGGTATCGAGCGTCGAGGCGAGATCCCCCGCGCCAAACTTGCGCAGGGCGCGGGCGGAGCCAATCGCCGTCGAATAGTGACCACGGAATTCTGCCATCGGATCGATGCCCGTCATGGCCTGAACAGCACCACCTGCGAACGTGCAGCAATCGTGCGATCCCCAGTCGAACGCGCGCAGCCGGAGGGGTTCGAGATACGCGGCAAGCCGCGTCTCCCAATCGGGCAGTCGATACATTGGTCGCTCCCCTTCAGGTGCGGGCGCTGGCGCCATTGGCAATGGCGATCGAGAGTTCGGCGGACCGGTCGGCCGCGTCGTAACTCTGTTGATCGAGATAGGTGCGGTTCGAGGCTTGCCCGAAGAACGCGAGGTAGGATTCGACGTCGAGGTTGATCGTCTGTTCGTTGCGGTCGCCGGAGATTTTTGGGACCGACATGTAACCGGTGTAAAACGACCAGATTGCGCCGATGCGCGTCATGTCGCTCGGGTTGAGCATAGCCCGCCAAAGCCGACAATCGCGGCCGACATAGTTCGCGCGGTCGCCAATCTGCGTCATGAGTTCGTCGTCGACGCCGGCCAGACCCGACAGCGTCAACGAAAGTGTGTCGGTGCCGCCTTCCTTCGCCGTCACTGCGCCGATGCCGACGACACGAGGATCCACGGCCGTGAACGTGAAGCCGTCGAGATCCGGGTCGCCGGTGCCGCTGAAAGCGAAAGAGTATGGCGCATTGGTTACCCGGATCGGTTCATCGGCAAGGTCGAGAAAGCAAAACGTGACCGGCTTGCGAACATCAGCCGACAAAGCGGCATTGGCCGTAAGATCGGGGCGCGTTGCCATCAGAACGATTCCTCGCAATCGAACGACACGGCGTAGGTCTGGCCTATGCCGACCTGCCAGCCGTTCTTTGGGTCTGTCATCGACATCACCGCATACGGGCGGCGCACCTCGACAGGTGTGCCGTTCGCAGGGATGATACGAATGTACGGCTTGAAGAACAGGGTTGCGCGACCATTCGCGTCTGCCACCACCGGAGCGGTAAGCATCAGCAGCTGGTCGCCAATCGTGACGAACTGGCCGCGGCGGAGTTTCAGCCCCGCCGCGCCCCAGCCAACCGTCACGATCATGGTGCCGGACTGGTTAGCGCCCTCGACCCGCACCGCGAGATCTTCGGCGATCTGGATGCGTTCGCACGCCACCACCCGGAAGCTGTTGGCGATGCCGTCACAGTCGACGACGAACGCGCGCCAGTCGAGTGCACGATCCTCGCCAGTGATCTGCGGCAGGGTCACTTTCGCATGCCACCGGGCAGCGGCGGGCAACAGCACCACGCGGCGCTTGCCCGTCCACTCACCCCTGTTTGCCTGCGCAGGCTGGTCGATGGTCCATTCGACGCTAGCCGGTGCCGGCGACGCCGGCATAGGAACCAACATCAGCCGATACCCCCCGGAAGATCCGGCCGGCTCAAACGTCGCATCGTTCGCGACGTCGCGCCGGCCATGATCGGTTCCGCAGCCGCCCCTACAGTGCGCATTGAGAGATCCTCCATTCGTGCGTCGAATTCCTTCGTCGGACTGACCCGGATATTGCCTTCGAGTTGAAGGCGGTCGCGGCGGTTACCCATGCCGGTGACGCGCGGAAGCGATGGCGCCGTCAGGTTCGGAATTGATGGCGACGACAAGTAACCGCCCTGCGCGTAGCCAGTCACACGGCCGGAATTTATCGCCTTCAGCAGCGGCAAGTTCTTTTGCGTAGCTGCCGCATTGACGATGAATTCCTTCGTCGACACGCGGATCGCACCTTTGCCACCCCCGAGGATGGCAAGGATGCTATCTGAGGTGCCAGTGCCGGGACCGGATATGAGACCACCCGGCGAGCCGCCCTCGGCGAACCCAGGAAGGCCACCGATCTCGCCACCGCCAGCCAAACCAAAGAAACCCCCGCCGATCGCACTGACGATCGCCTTCTGTATCGCAAGACGAGCAAGGTCGGATATGACACCGCCGACAACTTCACCTGCCACGCCGCGAAGCTTGAACAGGTTCGTGACGGCGCTTCCGATCGCCTGCGAGCCAGCGTTTTCTAGTGCGCCGAACCCCTGCACGGCGACGCCTTGAAGCGCGTCGTTCATGTCGTCGGTCGTGCCTCGCAGGCGCTTGCGATATTCGTCTAGCTGGCCGATCGGCTGCTGATCGAACTGACGTTTTTCCGCTTCCTCGACCTTCGGTAGCCGCCCGAGTTCATCCTTGGCGGACTGGACCGCTTTTGGATCCTGCGATGTGTCGCGAGTCCGCTCCAACGCCTGCCGGCGTAATTCCTGCTCAGCTTCAAGTATCTGCTGACCGATCCGTCGGCGTTCTGCCGCGGTCGTCGCCATATCCTGATTGATGCGCAGGATGGCGACACGAGATTGCAGGTCGCCTTGTGCCGTCTCATACTGCCGGTCGATCGTACGAGTAGCCCGGTCGACGAGGATGTTCTGAAGCCGCTGCGTATAGGTCGCTTCGTTCAGTTCATTCAGCTGGTCGGCCTGCGCACCCGTGATCTTCTTCGCCGATAACTGATCGGCAATCTTGGTGCGCGTGGCGGTCCGCTCGACCTCGGCACCTTCGGCGGTCGCGTTCTCTTTCTCCTCTTCGCTATCTGCGCTCTTGCGGGTCGCAGCGATCAGGCGTTGCCGGGCGGCACGTTCCTGATCGGTGTACGAGATGTCGTCGGAGATCAGTTTCTGCCGGGCGGTTTCGGCGCGATCCGCCACTTGCTCGCGCGAAGGGCCTTTCTTGCCGAACCCAACGTGAAACACGCGCTGGGCGGGTTCGTCGAGGATCTGGCGGAGAGAGACTCCCTGTTTGGCAAACGCTTCACGGATGCTGGCAATGCTGATGCCGGGGCCATAGGCCACGTCGACAGCCTTGCCGCGCTCATGGTCGGACGTTCCCGGCTTTGCCACCGGCCCCTTGTGCCGCCCCGCCAGCTTGTCCGCGTAGATCCGCTCCTGATCGGCGGTGCTGCGCAAGCCGCTGGTGACCCGACCGCCGATGCTGGCAACGATCGAGCGGGCATCGGCGACCGTGATTTCGCGCCCGAGCTGGTTATTGTTGCCCTTCCGATTGGCAGAGGATTGGCTTTCCTGCGCCAATTTTACCTTCGCTCGCTTTTCAGCCTCAAGCTGGCGGAGGCGATCTTCTGATGCAGCACCGACCTGTCGGCCGAGCCGGGCTTCCTCACGCTGCTGATTTTTGAGCGCGGTGATCCGATCGTCGTACAGCTTCGTGACGGCCCGGACCGGGTCGATCGAGATCGCAGCGCGCTCCGCAGCCAGGTCGACACGCGTGCCGTTTAGCTGGCGCTCGGCTTCGGTGACCGCAGCACGCGCCGCGGCACTCTGCGCACGCAACGCCGTGACACGATCGCTACGCGCCTGATTCTGAAGTCCGGCAGTCCCGGTAGCACCACCCGTCAGGGAGAAATTGTCGAGGTCCGCTTCCGCTTCGGCCAGCTTTGCAGCCGTCGTCCGACGTATCTCCAACGCCTCATTGCGCTTGCGCTGAGCCGCGATGTTCGAACGCTCGGCTGCCGACCGCTCGCTCTCTGCCGAGTCCTTCAGGGCTTTGTCCTGATCACGCAGGGCGAGAGTGAGGCCCTGTACGCTATGCGCGAAGCGATCCTTCGCCTTTGCCGTGATGTCGGTCTCGATCGCGTCCTTCTTGAGCTTGTCGACCGCCTTATCGGTCGCATCGCCCATCTCGCCAATGCCCTTGGTCAATGGCCCAAGCACGAGAAGCGCGGCGGTGAAAGCCAACCCCCACGGCCCAATCATGAACCGCGCGAAATTGCCGGCCTTGCCTTCGAGGTTCGAAAACTGGCCTGCCAGCTGGCCGCCCTGAATGGCGACGACCTGAAATACGTTCGCGCCCATGCTCAGCTGAGTGAATGTGTCCTGCACCTGATAGGACACGCCCTGCATGGCGGAACGGACCGCGCCCTGACTGTTGACCAGTGCCCGGCTGGCCGATGAACTGCCAGCGACGGCCTGCGCGTGCGCGTACAGCGTCGACCGCGACTGTGTGACGGCTGCATCGTACTCGTGCTGTTTGAAGATCCCGGCCGCCAGCAACATCTCAGCGCGGTCGAGTTCGTCGTTGAACCGCTTCTGGGCGAGGAACATCGGATCGAGTTCAGCACGCACGACATCGGCCGCAGCGGCAAGCGACTGCTCCGCCAATGCCGCCTGCGCAGCGGACGTCGCGAGACGGCCCTGTTCCGCCGTGGCACCGGCTAGACGCTGATGCTTGGTGACGAACAGGTCTGTCGCCTCGGCACTCTGACGAAGCTCGATCTCGACGCGTTCCAGCGCGCCGGCCTCCGCGAGCAGGGCGTTGGCCTTCTGCTGCGCTTCGTTACGCGACGCAGCCGTCGCCTGGATGAATAGGTGCGTGGCCTCGCTGGTATCGCCGACGCGCACGGCCGCACGCTGCGCGGCTTCGCCGATCAATTCGAACGAACGCGCCTGTTCCTGCGCGGCCGCAGCGCCCGCGCGGATATCGTCGGCGCCGAGATTGATGCGGCCGTCGATCGTCGGGCCCTTGATGGCCTGCGCGGCGATACGCTGCACTTGGCTGAAGCTTGCCTCGAACGACCGCTCCGCACGCTTGGCGGCATCGTCGGCAAGCCCGGCGAATGCACCGAACTTGCTTCCCATGCTGCCGATCGAGCGGTCGACCGTCTCAGCCATCTTGACGGCTCGACGCTCGAACCGATCCATCGGCGCTTCGCCTTCGGCCAGATGTCGGCGAAGCAATTCGGTAGCGGCATCGACCTGCAACAAGAGGCGTTCGGTACTGTCAGCCATGTCGCCTCCTATTCATCCGGTTGTTTGTGGAACCGCTCGTACGCTTTGACGGCGGTCCAATATTCGACGGGCGTGGACGCCCAGAACTCTCGCGGTCGCCAGCCCAGGGCGGCGACCGCGAACCCCATCAGCCGACGACGGGGGCTTTCTCCGTCGTCGTCATCGTCGTCGCCGGCTTCAGTTCCCCCGAAGAGGTGTATCCGCCGGTCACGACGAGCGAGAGCATCGCCGCGATCGTCTGCAAGGCCCCGTGGAGTCCGTCCGGGCTGTCGTAGATCAACTGCCCGACCTTGACCGGGTTTGATGCCGCAGCACCCTTATCCTCGGCCTCACGGCCCCATGCGCGGATACACTCGCATGCGACCTGCGCGGTTTCGCCCATCGACAGCTTGCCGGCGAGTGCCTGCCGAGTGATATCGACAGCACCGCGACCGAGCGTCTTTTCGATCGCGTCGATCGCTTCGTATGAGGGGCGCAGTCCCATGCTTGTGCCGGCGAGGAGAAGGCTGAATTCGCCCCGATCCTCGACAGTCGAACGCCCGACTGATGCGTCGATCATTCGCCAGCCTCCCCGGCCGGGACGATCGAGGCCGACAGCCCGTCGTACAGCTTGGCAATCACGGACAGCGCGTCGGGGTCGCTGGCGATGGCGGCGCCGAGTTCGCCGCCCGGAAGCACGTCCGCCTCCAGAAACGGTCGAAGCGCCGATGCGGCACGCGCCGGACCGGCCGCGAGGATCTTCGCGACCTCGCCCGCCGAGCAGCCGGTCGCCGCGACCAGCTGCTCGTTGAGATCCTTCGGCGTTGCGGTTTTCAGGTCGTTGCCTGCGATCTTGATCATGGTGGCGGACCTTTTACGCGAGGGCATCGACGGTGGGCTGCGATGCGGGCTGCAACGTCAGGCCGACCTTCAGGCTTTCGCCCTGATTGTAGGCGGTGTCGTCGAGACTGACGTACATCAGACATTCGAAGACGACGTCGCCGACGGCGAACGGCTTCTTGCGGATCTGGAACATCTCGGTCGCGTTCGACTTATCGAGCGTCTCGAGCCGCGTGTACCCGTTGGGATCGGGCAGATCGGGGATAAGATCCTGCTTCAGCGAAAGCGTCCGCAGACCGGGGATCTGTGTGTCGACGCCTTCGGTGTCCTTGGTGGCGCTGCTGCTGAAGCCCTTGCCGCCATTGCGCGTCAGGTTCCCCTGACCACCGGGCTGATTGTACGTGCCGGCTACGTTCGACTGCAAAAACAGGCGGTAGTCGGATCCGAGTTTCTTCGCCATCGTGCTTCTCCCATGTGAAAAAGCCGCGCTGGCGAGGCGCGGCGGGTGTGGTTGATCGTGAAAAGGTGCGTGTCAGCCCGCCAGGGCGAGCACGCTGAAACTAGATATGCCGCTGTACGTGACGCCGTCTTCGCCGAGTACGGCGTCGTCGTCGTCAAACTCGATACCGAGCGTCCAGCCGTCGAATTCCAGAGATTGCCCGTCGAGCGCTTCCTCGATCTGCTCTTGCAGTTTCAGCAGCGGGGCGCGCTCTTCGGCTTCGACGAGGGCTATGATGCTGATCGTGACACGGCGATCGTCGCTCGCGCCCTTCGTCGGGAGGCGAAAGCTCTTCATGTCGCCGACGATGACGACAGGATAGGCGGCGTCGGGCGGCGCATCCTGATAGACCGATGCGTCCTTGACCGTTTTCGACAGGGCGTCGAAAATCGCGGCCTCGACGACCGACTTGGCCTTACTCATAGCCGCCTCCTGCTGCTGTCGTGATTGCGCGGCCGAAAATGCCTTGCAGGTTCGCCCGCAGCGTTTTGCGAAGCTCCGGTTGCTGCCCGGTGATGAACCGCTTGCCGGTCATGGCGCGCACACGCAGCTGATAGGTCGTCGTGAACTTCGACGCCTTGAACACCATGTTCTGCCCGGTCGGACCGCGCGGCGTCGCCATGTCAGCCGCTCTGCCGCCTCGCTTGTAGCGGTTGACCGTGACGATCTGGGCTTTGCGTCCCAGATCCTGAATGCGGCCGTAGAACAGCCCTTCGCGCTCGCGTTTGTTGCCGATCAGGCCGACTTGCAGTCGAAGCGACGCCGGCAGGACTTTCATTCGAATGCCTGTCACCAATTCGCCCCGGCGCCGCGGCGTCTTGGCGAGTACGGCGTTACGCATCTGCCGACCGGTGACATTCAATTCGACGATGATCTCGCCGCGTACGGCGTCGGGCAGCTGACGCATAAGTCGCTTCAAGCGACCGCGGCCCTTCAGCGGTTGACGTGCCATCAGGTTGCAACTCCGGATTCGCATGTCATCACGATCGAACGCCGGTCGATCGAGCGTGCGGCAGACTTGATGTCCATCACGATCGAGCCCCACCGAATGCGGTTCTTCGTCACGGCGCCGTCACGGGGACGGATCGTGACACGGTAGAGTTGCACCGACCGTAGCACGGCGCTGGAAAGCGCCTCGTCACCACGCAGCGGAATGATCTCCGCTGCGATCGGGTTCGTCGTCACCGGTTTCCACTCAGGCTCCCCGGCAGGCGTCTTGCGACCGCCTTTGCCGTTGTCGACGAGGTTCTTCGCCTCGATCGTAATCCGCTCCCGCAGGCGGCGTGTCCGGAGCATCATTCGATGACCCAGCGTCGATAGGCGGGATCGAGCAGGTTTTGCACGGTCAGCGACATCGGCACCGCTACACGCGACGCGGAGCCTGCATCTGCCGTCGTGCCGGGGTTCTCGAAGAGGTCGGCCACCATAAGCAGAATGGCGGCCCGAACCGGCTTGGGTAGCGTGACGAAGCCGGCACGGTAGCGGATCCGCACCGCCTCCGGGATGTTCGCTGTACCCGGCCATCCACGCGCGATCGGAGAGTTGAACGCCGGACCGACAACGTCGCCGCGCAACTCATAGTGCTGGGCGGGCATTGTGACCCAAACGCCATCGGAGGGCTGTCGGTATTCGATCGACAAGACGGACTGGACGGGACCGAGCGGGAGGGTGATATCTCCCTCCCAGAAACTGTCGCGGTAGTAGTCGACCACCTGCGTTCCCAGACTGCGCCCGAGCCAGCCATCAGGCCCGCTCAAATGCTCCCAGGCCGCACCGATCATCCCCTCGACGGCGACCTTTCGCGTCTCGTCGCCGTCCAATTCGAGATGCGCATCGGCGTCTTCCCATTTTACCAGCGGCTCTGCCGGCGCAGCGACGACGAGGCGCATGGATCAGTTTGCCTTCGATCGAGCGGGCTTGGCGGGAGTGGCCGCCACGTCAGCCTGCGACTGATCCCCACCGCCGTCGACTTCCTTCGACGCCACCTGCGCTTCGAGATCGGCAACACGGGCGGTCAGCGTATTCTTGTCGGTCGCCAGTCCGTCGCGTGCGGTACGCAAATCATCGCGATCCGTCTCGGCAACGCGGAGCTGGTCACGCACCCTGCCGAAGTCCTCGCTCAGCTGCTCATACGCCGTAGCGGCTGCGTCCAATTTGGCCTGAAGGGCGCTCGCCTCGCTACCGGCCTTGATCGCGTTGCCGGTGATGGTTGCGCGCAGACCGATGATCGTCTCGCTGAGATCGGCGATCGTCGTTTCGAGATCAGCGATTTTCACCGTCTGCGGGTCGCTGCCGGGCAGGGCAGGGGCGCTATCGGGAATGGCGCTCAAGCACCCGGCCTTCTCCAGCCGAGTGATTTGCGCAGCCGTCGGCGCGGGCAGGAACTCTTCACCTTCCTTGAACCGCTTGCCGCTGCGGCTATCGGTGCATTCGGCAATCACAAGATATCGTCCGGACATGATGTCCTCCTGAATCAATGGCGGCGCGGCTCAGAGAGACGCGCCGCCTATGGGTTATCGGTCGGTCGGGGTCGGGAGATCAGCCGGGCGGGTTCGGGGTCGGAATGAAGCGACCGTCACTGAGCAGCGCCACGGCGGAGATATTGGCCGCGGCGTTATTGCCGTTCGGGGTGATCTTCATCCGGACATACCGCTTCGAGCCGGTGTACCCGATCTTGCGGACCTTGTTGTCGGCCGCCTGGTCGAAACTGGCGAGCGCCAGCGTCCCGGTAAGATTGGTCGCTGGCACGGCAGCCGCATCCGCCAGTGCGGCATCATCACCGTGATCGAGCGTGACGGCGAAGGTCGCCGCAGCAGCGGCGAGAAGCCCGAGGTTGATCAGGAATACGCAGCTTTCGTAGCCGCTGGTGTCGATGATAGCCGACGTCAGAACAGAATTGTCGGTGATGGCGGCAGCCGGGCTGATGGCGGCGACCGGATGCACTTGGTTGGCGAAGTCTCGCATCGCTAGTTCCTCGTTTGGAAGTCGGAAGGTGGGGGCGGCCGAAGCCGCCCCATGTGATCGGTTCGCGCGGCGGTTAGGCGGGCACGTCCAGCGCGACGAACGGCGAGACTTCCCAGCCATTCTCTTCCTTCAGCGGCGCGGTCATCCACGGCGAGCCGTCGACGTTCCAGAAGATCTTGATGATCGTCTTGTTGCTGGTGAAGAGAACGTGCTCGGACGCCGCCACGAAGGGACCGGAGCCGTCCTTGATCAGGTACTGCGACCAATCGGCGAGCAGGATGTCACCACGCTGCCCGACGCCCGGCGTACGGTTGTTCCAGCGCAGCGGATAGCCGAGCAGATCACCCGCAAAGCCGTCACGCGCATTGGCGACCCAGATGTAATGGCCCTCGGGGTCCGTCATCGTCGCCAGCTGGATGAGCATGCTCTGCGGCGCCGACCAGACCGGAGACTGCCCACCGCGCATCAGCAGGCGAGCGACCATGTTGACGAGATCGATGTAGGTGACCTGCCCAGCCTGGACGCGGGGCACATACTTGGTGGCGCTCGACATCAGTGCGCCGAGGGGCTTGTTCTTGCCGTTACCGCGGTAGAACGCATAGTCCTCCGCCGCTGCGACACCGCCGCGCATCAGATTTTCGAGGAAGTTACCTGCGGCCGGCCAGTTGCGCAGCAGCTTATCGGTCACCGTCACGAAACCTGCGATCTCATGCGGCGTCAGCGTGATCTCACGCATCTTCGCATCGGTCTCGGGCTTCTGGTCGCCTTCGCCGATCCAGCTGAACTGCATACCGCCGAACATATTGCCGGGGTTCGCGCCGTTCTGGTCGAGCGCGGGCATGGACACGCTTGCATCGGGTGCGTTGCCCGGTTCGATGATCGTAGCGCGGGGCCGCACCAACGCATCCTGCGGCTGAACCTGCATGATGGTGTTGCGGAACTCGGTCGGCACCATGAAGCCGCCCGACGGATTGTTGTCCATCCGCATTTCGGCGCCGATCTCCATGTCGCCGTCGGCCGCGCCCACGCCCTCGACGAAGTTCAGACGCTGGTCGTTCGGATTGAAGCGAACGGCCGACATGAACTGCCCGAGCGACTCGAAGCTGGTATTTGCCTCGGGACCGCGGATCGGCCGATCTGAGCGGGTGCCGCGTGCGACCGAACCCGTGCTGGCGCTCTCTGCCGTTTCCAGCCCGGTCGACCGGGTGATGCGCGCATCGAGCGCGTCGAGGTTCACCTGATGCGCATCATAGGTGGCCGTCTCTTCGGCGGTGAAGTCGCGGTCTTCGGCTTCCGATGCCTCGATCATGCCGCGCATCGTCGCGACCAGAGCGTTACGCGACGACCGCAAAGCGGTCAGCGACGTGCGCAGGTTATGGCTGACCGGATCGCGCATATAGCGACCCTGACGCCGTTCCGACGCCGACATGGGGCCGATGGCGGCAACCGAGGCGGCTGCCAGAAGCAAAGCTTTCATGGTTTTTCTCCTGACCCGCAGGCCATTATTGATAGGTGCCGGACACAGACCCACATCGCCCGCGCCGGCAGCGCGGACGGGGAATTTCAACCCGACGTTTTCGGGATCAGATCAGCGCGAGAGCGCGCTTCTCGCGGTTCGGCGCGACCTTGCGGCCCTGAGGCTGGGCAGGCGCCACACCGAAGCGAGCAAGGGTATCTTTCAAGGTGCCGATGCGATCGGCCATGCCTTCGCGAACGGCGCCGGCAGCGCCTAGCATGCGACCTTGACCGAACCCGTTGCGCACCGCGTCGGTCGTGACGTCACGACCCTTGGCAACGCGATCGACGAACATGCCGTAATATTCGTCGATCCGGCTCTGCATGTACGCGCGGGTGTCGTCGGTAAGCGGCCCGAGCAGGCCCTCACCCTTGAACTTGCCTGCCGAGATGATTTCTCGCGCGACACCGTCCTTTGCCATTGCCGCGGTTAGGTCGTCATAGGCGGTACGCACGCCGATCGCGCCGGCCGAGCTCGACGGCGTCATCACGATTTCGTCAGCCGATGCCCCGACCCAGTAGCCGGCACTGGCGAGATTGCCGTTCACCTGGACGATGATCGGCTTGACCCCGCGCACTGCCGCTACTGCGGCAGACGCTTCGTCGACGCCGAGGACGTTGCCGCCCGGCGTGTCCGCATCGACGATGATCGCCTTGATTTCGTCGTCTGCGGCCATCCGCTCGATCGCGTTGGTGAAGCCCTCTGCCGTGGCACCGCCACCCGTCGAACTATTGGGCGTCAGGCTGACACGCGGCGAGATGATGCCTCGCAGGGGAACGACGGCGATGGCACCTTCACGACGTGCGACGGCCGCGGCGGTTTGCGGCGCGATCTTCGCCTCGATCTCTTCGGCGCCGAATTTGATGCCGTCCGCCTGCATGGCGAGGAAGTCACAGAGGGCGAGCAGCTTGCCCGGCTCCATCGCCCAGAACTCAGACGCGAACGCCGCGAGGATATGCGGATATTTCATACCGGCTCCTGTTGAATGACGGCGGGTGTCTCAGGCGGGTTCAATGCCCGGTCGATCGGCTGGACGTTGTTCGAAACGAAGCTCGTGTCGCCGACTGCGCCGATGCCATCCAGATCCTCAAGCGCGAGGATCTTGTTCACGGACATCCCGAGCCCGAACATTGACGTATAGAAGGCAGACCGAGCGGCCATGTCGCCGCGCAGCAGCGCGTTCAGGTTGTGCTTCACGAAGAGGCCGCGCGCGCGCTCCTCTTCGGTGAAGAGCTTCCAGTTCATTTCCTGCTCCCAGGCATCAACCCAAGGGGCGATCGTCTGCTGCACGAAGCCGATCATCAGCTGCTCGACGCCCGTGCCCCAGCTGGTCGATTTCTCGTGAGACTGAAGCAGGATCAGCGGCACGTCGAAGATCCGCGCGATCTCGGCAATCTGGAATTCGCGGCTCCCGAGAAACTGAGCGTCCTCGGGTGGGATCATCGTCTGGATGAACTTCATGCCCTCTTCGAGCACTTTGACCCGGTGGGCGTTATCAAGCCCGCCCTGCGCCTCCAGCGGCGCAGCAAGATTATCCGAACCCGGTTTCTTGCCGGGACCACTGCGCAGATTGCCTTGCGCATTTGCGCTCAGCCGTCCCGGATGCATCAGGAAGCCGCCCAACTTGGCGTCATTCCCGAAGAATTTCGCCCCGAACTTCTCCATCGCAAGGCCCATGCCGATGGCCTCGCGAAAGAGATGGACCTGCGAGTGACCGACGTACCCGTCGCTGCTCAGGTCCATGACGTGAAGCACGTCGCGCTGATCGAGTTGGAAACGCTTCGAGTCGACCGTCGTATCGTAGACAAGCTCGGATCCGATGCGGCGCGGCGCGGTACGATCGGGGAGCAAGGGCCATAGTCCGATCGCCTCGCCGCGACCATTCCGCTCGATCTCCTGATACGCATTGCCCCAGAGGAGGGCATGCGCCTGAGACGTTTTGCGGAGCGTGCGCGATGACATGAAGTCGTTGGGGCGCAGCCCCAGTCGGCTCGACAGCGGATGTTCGGTTACCGCCGTGCTGCCGCCCCCTTCGACCCGCTGATAGATCTTCAGCGGGAAGTGCGCGATCGGGTTCGAGATCCTGTTGATGCACGCATAGACCGACGTCATCGTCAGTGCCGAGCGCGTGTTGACCTGTACCCCGCTGTCGGTCTTTCCCCCGAGCCAACGGAAGAACATGCCGTGGCGATCACCACTGCCTGAGCCGATCTCGCCGATCGACGTGGACGGACCGAATGCGGCCGCCATCATGTTGCCAAATCGTCCCATCAGATTTCCTGCAAGTCGATTTCGGCAAGGCCGCGTTCTTCGTACACAGACGGCCCTTCCTCGTTTGCTGCCGTCGCGACCGCGAGGCACATGATTGCGGCGATGACGCCATCGATCTTCTCCGCCGACTTCTTCTTGGTCGGGGAGTAATTCAGGTTTTCGTCGAACCGGACGACTGCGTTTTTCGCCATCCAGCGCAGGACCGGGTGCTGCCCATGATCGAGCAGACCGGCGTAGATCAGGCGCTCGAATTCCTTGGTAGGCTCGCCGAGCGACTGGATGCCCTGCCGGATGGCAAGCAACAGGTCGGCATCGACACCGTCGACCTGAAGATCCGCGACAAGCTTCATCGCGTTCCACGGATCGTAACCGATCCCCAGAACGTCGAAGTCCGTCATCGCGTCGAGGATGGCCTTTTTGACGTAGTTCTGATCGACGAAGTTGCCCGGCGTCGTCTCGATCGCCTCGCGTCGAAGCCAATCATCATACGGCACCCGGTCATTCTTGACCCGCTCCGCCAAGGTGTCTTCCGGCACCCAGAAGCGGCAGACGACGGTCCATGCCGTCTCGTCGCCTTCCGGCTCGAAGAGCAGGATTAGCGCCGTGACGTCCGTGGTCGACGATACGTCAGCCGCCATGTAGCAGCGGCGACCTTTCATCCGATCCCAAGCGGTGCGCCAAGCGCTCCGCACGGGCGAGCATGCGTCGTAGAACTTCATGTTCAGCCAGCGGATGACGACGTCGATCCACTGATTGAGATGGTAGCACTTGAAGTGCGCCTGCGCTCGCGGGTTGTCCTTCGCGATTGCCGCCTCACCCCGGAGGAAGTGCATAGTTGGTGACAAGCCGAGAGAAGGGTTTGCAATCGCCCAGACCGTCTCGTCATCCCACGCCGCTTCTGCATCCGCTGCGAACACGACGACGAGGGTCGTCGGATCGCTGACGCGGCCTTCCAAGATCGCGAGACTCTCGTCCCACAATTCGACGCCGGTCCGGTTCGTCTTCAGACCAGCCGTCGAGGCGTATAGCTCGATCGGCTGAAGACGGGCGCCCGTGCCCTGCCGCAAGGTGCTTTCCACCGTGCGACTACGCCACTCGTGCATCTCGTCGCCGACGATGACGGTCGGCGACTTGCCGTGCTTACCCATCTCAGAGCCGGTGATCACGACGAAGGACGCCGCGGCCGGCTTAAGATAGATCGACTTGGCGTGGCTCTGGCATTCGGCCGCAAGGTCGGGCGCGAGAGCGATCATCGCCTTCATCTTGTTGAAGACGATGAATGCCTGTTCCTCGTCACGGGCAAAGGCGAAACCTTGCCCGCCGACGACGCTATCCAATGCCCAGAACAAGAGCGCCAGGGCGGATAGAAACTCTGATTTCCCGTTTTTACGCGGCACCCATAGCCGCAACCGGCGGAATAGCCGGATCTCTTCGGTCGTCGGCAACCCGGTATCGGGGTCGAGGACTTCGATCGGGATCTTCCAGCCGACTAGCAGCCGGACGATTATCTCCTGCCACGCCACCAATCGGAACGCCTTGCCGGCGAAACGATCCTCGGTGAGGCGGAATATCTGAGGCCAGAGTTCGACAACCGCATCCGCCTTCGCATGGTCGAACCATGCATCCGGCGCAGCTGCTGCCCGTTCCCACGCCAATCGTGCCCAGTCGTAAATGGGTTCGTCGGCGTGCCGCGTGAGCCATGTGGGCAGCCCGAGCCATTCCGGCCGCGCTGCCATTCTAGTGCCGGACGGGCGGAGCCGAATCCATTCGGCCCAGCGCGCCGATCAGCGACGTTGTCGGCTGGGGTGCACTGGGCTGTTCGGGCTTCGCCTCCGGCTTGTCGAACAGGCCGGGGTTCTGCGCAGCAGCGACCGCCTGGTCACGGAACAGCGAGTATTCGTCAGACGGTGTGAGGCCGAACCGTTCGGACAGCTTCATCACCATGTCGAATGCCTTGTCGCGGATCGACACGATGGGGCGCGTGCGCTCCATCATGCCGCCCGCGACCGTCTTCACCTTTTGGGTGTGACCGTTGCGGCCGACGTCTTCGTTCGCGACCACCCACTCCGCGAAGTAAACGCAGAAGAGCGCGAACATCGGCCGGTGATGAGGTTGCAGGCGATGCGTGTTCCGCAGCCGCGGCGCGAGATCGCGCCAGACGGCAACCGCCGCGGCTGAACCCTGCTCGATGATCGGCGGGGCCGCGAGTGGATCGCCTGTCATCGGCGGGGACGCCAACAATGCGGCGACCCGTTCGGCTTCGTCG